AAATAAATTAAAAAGGAGAAAGAACCATGAAAACGATTATCAAAGATGTAATCGAAGCTTATGAACTGATTGAAAAGAATCTAAGTAAAGTTAGGAAACCAAAGATGGTTGAAGACAACTTAGATCGTGGATTTCAGGTTTCAAAAGCTGCCTGCAAGCAACAAGAGCTCGTAGCTATGTCCCCAATAATGAAGAACATGCTCGTTCGGTTTGACGGATATGCTAACGAGAAGAAGTTGATGGTTAACGACCCACCCACCAAGGCAGAGAAATGGGTTAACACTCAAGCCAAAGCAAGGCTCCAAGATGTTAATGGAGAACCGATTCATGAATATGATAGGACACTCCCCCTAAGAAGTAAACGTCACTACGATTGTGATTGTTATCAAAATCTCAAAGAAAATATGCGAGATATTCAACCTGGTCAAGAGGACGAGAGGAAAAAGAATTTATCCATCTTTGCGAGACCAACTAAGTCAGTTTTTAATGTCAAGGCGGCATTACAGAAGGACGTAGTCTTTCAGAAAACGATTGAGTTGGTGATGGATGTGCTTCCTAGCGTTCGAGCATCTGATGAGTTTCATGAGATTAATTTACCTTTTATGAGTAAGCATACTAATGTATCATACCCATATTGGTATAATGACCGTACAAAGGTTGGAAAAACTGATGAAACATACGCAGCCCTAACAATGCGTGAAGCCAAAGCATTACCGCTTCCTAGAGTACTTGATTATAACATCAGTACTTCTTATGGCCGAAATCAAAGAGGAAAAGGTCGTCTGCTTATCGCAATTAGCCGTATCGTCAATCTGATACTCAACCAATTGGAAGGGGAAGAGATAAAGGCTTATAAGCAGAAGAGCCCATTATTCGCCGGGTACAACGATGACACATACCTCAAAAATGTGTTAGTAACCATGCTAAGAGATTGTGAAAAGTATGACTTAAAAGCAGCCAATTGGGATCAGCGATTATATGATCTGCACGTTTCCCTGGATTGGATTATCTTACTGGGAGCAATCAGTATAGTTAAGACCAATGGATCCCGAGGTAAACAAATTGCCTTGTATCGTGCACTGCTTGCAACTCGAACCTGGATAGTTGACGGCATGTCAGGAAAGATAATAGAGATATATGGTAGAATATTTTCCGGCTTCATTGATACGAACAGAGGTGGAGGTATAATTAACGCAATTATAACACTCTACTGCTGTATGAAGCAAGACAAAAACTATAGTAAATGGGTTTATGTCCTACTATGGTTTATGTTAGTCATGGGCGATGACAATCTGTTTGTATATAAAGTACTCGATGAGGAACAGTTTGTCAGAGATATGAAGGGTCTGGGTTTTGAGGTTCACCCAGACAAGAAAGAGTTCGGGATCTTCTTCCTCCAGAATAGAATATTTGAAGATCCGGCTTCCAACGAACTGGTAATGACATACCCTTGGACAAGGGTTCTACGTTCAATACTCTTTAAAGAGGTTTCCAAAGGTTTGGGCCCTTATGGATGGGTTTTAGCTATATGGCAACAGCTATATAAGCTTATTGAGTATGAACCAGCTCTAGACGCAGTTGTGAGCATCATTTACCCATTTGATGAAAAACACTTAGGGTTGGATATAACCTTAAGGCAGTTGAAAGCAGCTGTTAAGGAAGAGGATGAGAAAGCAATTGCAGACAACCCAAACAATGAGACGACAGCGACCAAGCTATTTGATGGGGATCCTACAAAGGCGAAGCAGTTCTTAGTAGGAGATAATGGAACTGTCGAATTTAGTGGAGAGTACTTGCGCAAAGTACGTCGTGCAATCGTTTCATCTGTTAACCGATGCAAATCCAGAAAATGGATAGCTTGACTCATTAGGGGCGGA